TTACTTTATCAGCCATTTGTGTTGTACCATAGCACCCTTAGCTTTACCATCTGTATCTACAAGTACAGTAAGCTCTAGTGCTTTATCAGCCTGATAGTTCCTTTGGATAGATATAGGAACATATGCACGTTCATTTACATAAGACACACCAGCACCCAGCTCCCAAGAGGGGCGCAGTTTAGACAACACAGGAGTGAGGTCTACAGTCTGTTCTACAGTAGCCTTTACTCCCGGTGGTGCATCATTAGCAGAGCCACTAGTGCTATCAGGTTGATTAATAGTACCAGCAGTTCTTTTAACAATCGGCACACTCACTTTCTCGCCATTAATAACAGCGACGTATTTGTTAGACAACACCAAGTCCTCTTCTTTGGGGTTGTCTTTGGTCTCAGCATGGATTCCTGTGGTAGACAAAAGTCCACCCTTAGAATCTGAGCTGGACACAGGGGGTTCTGAAGCTTTGTTGTCTCCTCTTAGATATAAGTAGCAGCAACCAGCTCCAATAGCAAAGCTCAGTAAAAGAGCAATTATATTCTTAGTTCTCGTGGTAAACATAGCGTTACATACCTATAATGGTTTGCAGCAGACTGTTTGCAATCTGCAAGAAGCCAAGGAGGGGTCTATATTCGGGATTGAACGATGAGGATAGCGTATCCACGAACCACAAGAAGACAAACAGGGGGATGGATATTAAAAGACCATAGAGGAAGAAGGTCTTTAGTTTCATTAAGGTTTCTTTCATGGTATATAGTCTCCTTTAAAAAGGTTATTTAAGGTAATAATAAAAAATACCCTAAGGAATCCTTAGGAGGTATAGGAAACCTTAGGGTATCTATTAATTAGGTTTATTAGTAATAATAACAACTACCCTTAGGTATCTATAGTCTCTATAGTACCAAGGGTATCTAAGGGTTACATATGGAATCATATAAGGTCATATGGTATCTATAGTTATCTATAGGTATAATATAATGTCCCTTTCCTACTCTTATCGAGTATGTGACCCATTAGTTTCGCTGGTTTATATGACCCATTAGCTATAAAAGTTATCGACCACTGTAACTCCTCCAAATTGTGGTTGTCTTTTTCTATAGCGTTGCGGAACAAGCTCAGGATTATATTCTTTGTGTAAGACACCAAAGTCAGAATCCCACCATTTCATAAGCTGTTCTTCTTCAAGCTCATCAATGCCCTGTTGAGCATCCCGGTCTAAGCTTTCTAACCAAAAGGCAACAGCCATGGTCACAGCATCAAGTCTATCATCATGAGCAAGTGCACCTTTATCTCTAGTGAGCCTTGTGAGCTGATAGATTAAAGAATACTTTTGGTCATTCTCATACACCTTATAATCATCATAGATAACAGAGGTGTTGACAATAAGCTTATGACGCATCATAACAGGTTCAAGTGTATCAATAATACGAGCTTCTTTCTGCTTGTTGTTCTTGACTTCTGTGTAGGTGCAAGGGTGAACTTTATTCAGTACAGGCTTAAAGAGCTGCCCCCACATACCATCACCGAAGTTGGCTTCAGAGACAACATCATTCACACCCCAAAATTTACACTTATTAGCTAGGATGTTGAGGGTATCATCACCATAGCCATCACGATAGCCACCAACTTCCATAAGAAACAGGTAACCATTGAGAATCTTGATAACAGCATAGGCAAGTTCATCCGCACCACGTCCTGAGGGGTCAATAGCCATTACAGTGCCTGTATATTTAGCAGTTTCTTTAGACCTGTCAAAAGGGGCATAGAAGAAGTCACCTTTAAGGGCAGTACAGGGTACATCCTTTAGTCGCTGTTCATATCCACTTGCCCATGACCACTTCATAGATGCTTCTTCCATGTCTAGGTCTGCCACAATAAAGTCAGCCACTTTGAGCGGATACTTTTCAGCATCAGAGAGACTAGTGTCTAAAAGAAATTGTAAAGTAAAACCTGCTTTACCATAGGACAGTCTACGCTTAAAAATCTCTTCTTCGTTGAAGCGTAAGGGGTCAGTGGGTTTACCTGCTAATGAGGGGTCTTTATCAAGTGCATCAGCAATAAAGGGATGTAGACGCTTACCATAGTTATCCCTCATTTTTTGATTTTCCGGATAGACAACAGGGAAGATGACACAACTATATCCACGATTCTGTAATTCGTTGTATAAGGACTGTTCAGACTGTGGAGTACCTAAATAAATAATTAGTCCATTGGGTTTGATGATAGAATCAAATTCCTTTACAGCTTCGCTAAGTTTGTCACGCTGCACCTGCGTTCCTGAATTAGAGGGAATCTCAATGTCATCAGCAATCAGCAGGTCAGCACGAGAGCCTGTAATCTGACCATAGATACCTACAGACTTTACAGAAGGGGAGATGTCAGGCACAGCAGGGGCAACATCAAACAGGTTCATGGTGTCTCTGTTGCCCTTGCTGGTATTGGGTTTAAGATGTGCAAGAAAAGGCAGTGTCATAATGATACGCTTTACGAAAATAGCGTTAGCATCCGCTCTATCTTTACCTGCGGAAACAATCTCTACTTTAATTTGGGGGTTACGCCACAGAGACCACACGGCAAAAGCACAAGTGATAAAACTTTTCGCTACGCCACGGAAACCTTCTAAAATAGTACGGTCATTGGGACAATGTTGTAGATAATTCGCAATAGCATATTGGATAGGGGTAGGGGACGGAAGACCAATCATTTTCCATACAATAAAAAGGAAGACCCTAAAGTCCTCCTTAGCTTTGTCAATCTGTTCATCTGTCCATTCAGGCATCAGCTCACCTGCCCATCCAAATCAAAGGTAGGAATCTCTTCCACTACCTTCTGAATCTTTTGTACCCCTTGGGTTTCGGGGGTAGTCTGCAATTTGTTCTGCTTTAAGAACTCACGCACCTTAGCAAGAAAAGCAGGGTTGCGACGTAGTTCCGGGTCATCAAGACCCTCTAAAAGGGCATTGACTTCACCTATAGCAAGCTTATCAAGTAGTTTCTCATCTATCTGCATAGTTTTTATCACTCCTTTGTATTCATAAATCAATTCTCACACGATTGAGAGGGGGTGGGAGTGCTATTTGAGCATTGAAACACTCCCATAGGTATAATCACATAGGCAAGAAAATTAAAATGTTCAGATAGGCTCTCAGGCGTTACTGAGGACGTTTTAACCTCTTACCTTTTAATTCTTCAATGTAATCTGTTTTAGTTATATCAACAAGACAAACATCATATGTCTTGGATAGAGTACGAATAGCAGCAGCAGTCCCTTTGCCAAAACGAAAAGACCACAGAGGACATTTGCAAATATGACAATCTCGGATGTTATCAGAAGTACCTGCACAGTCCATGCATTTTAAACGGATAGCACGAGTGAGTGAGGGGTTCTTAATATCAGCGATATACACTTTTTTAGCCATGGAAGTCACCCCCTAAATGAATAAAGCGGTCTCTAATCTCCTCAGTACGCCCCTGATTCCAAAACTGACTGCCTAAATATCCGCAGGTTCTACGTGTCACGTTCATCTTGGTTTTGTCTCTGTTACCACAATTTGGGCACTCCCACTCCAATCTACCATTATCTGTGACAATCTTAATCTCACCATCATATCCACAGACCTGACAATAGTCACTCTTGGTGTTCAGCTCTGCATACATAATGTTGTCATAGATAAATTGAATAACAGCCATAACTGCATCAATGTTTTTGGTCATATCAGCACACTCAATGTAACTGATAGCACCACCCGGACTGAGGAGTTGAAACTCAGATTCAAATTGAAGTTTGGTGAAGGGGTCAATAGGCTCACGGACATTCACATGGTAACTATTAGTGATGTAGTCATGGTCAGTGACTTCCTTAATCACCCCAAAGCGGTTACGAAGACACTTAGCAAATTTATATGTGGTGGTCTCCATAGGAGTACCATAGACACTATATCCTAAGTGCTCCTTAGCTCTCCATTCAGCACACTTATCATTAAGGTGTTGCATGACAGAGAGAGCAAAAGGTTTCACAGCAGGGTCAGTATGGGATTTACCGAACATTGCCATACAACACTCATAGAGACCTGCATAGCCAAGGGAGATAGTGGAGTAGCCATTCTCCAATAATTTATCAATCTTCTCCCCCTTCTGCAGGCGAGCAATAGCACCATACTGCCAATGGATAGGGGAGACATTGGAGATTGTACCTTTAAGATTTTGGTGCCTTACACGCAAGGCTTTGTGGCACAACTCTAAACGCTCATCAAGAATTTTCCAAAATGCGGTTTTGTCTTTCATCGCAGATAAGCCAACATCAACAAGGTTGATGGAGACAACACCTTGGTTGAAGCGACCATAGAATTTAGCTTTACCATTTTCATCAAGATAAGGGGTCAAGAAGCTTCTGCATCCCATAGGAGGGTAGCAATGCCCCACACCATCTTCGGTCTTCTTATTCTTCAGCATAATCTTCTCAGACAAATAATCAGGTTGCATACGCTTCGCAGTGCATTTAGCACACATCTCTGTGAGGTAATAATAGGGAGCACCTTTACGGATGTTATCTTCCTCTAAGACATAAATCAGTTTAGGGAAAGCAGCAGTAATCCATGCACCCTTTTCATTCTTGACACCCTGATAGCGTTGACGAATGATTTCCTCAATAACCATAGCAAGGTCTTTCTTTTCCTGCTCATTCTTAGCTTCATTGAGGTACAGAAACAATGTAACAAAAGGTGTCTGACCATTTGATGTCATAAGAGTATTAATCTGATACTGCATTGTCTGCACACCCTTAGTGATTTCAGCTTTCAGTCGCTTTTCTGTGATATAGTCTAAGTCCATTTCATAATACTCTGCCTGAATATCATCTAGTTCCTGCTTAACTTCTTCTTTAATTTTTTGTCTTGAAGTATTGACAAATGGAGCTAAATGTGCTACCGATACACTCTGACCACCATATTGGTTAGAAGCAACCTGCGCCATAATCTGAGTAGCAATATTACAAGCAGTAGCAAAGCTATGTGGCTTTTCAATCATAGTACCATTGATTACAGTGCCATTTTGCAGCATGTCTTCCATGTCCAACAGAGCACAGTTGTACATCTTTTGAATAGCATAGTCCATATCATGTACATGAATGAGACCTTCTTTATGCGCTTTCATTACATCCGGAGGGAACAACAGCTTTTCAGAAAGTTCTTTAGAGACCATACCTGCCATATAGTCACGTTGGGTAGACAAAATAACAGGGTTCTTATTAGAGTTCTCCTCATTCACATCTTGGTTACTGAGGTTGACAATATCAAGCACTTCACTCAAAGCACCTTTGGTATTACGAATCAGCTCACGTTTATAGCGGTAACGCACATACTCTCTAGCTACCTCAGGATACATAGAGGTCATAAGTTTTTCTTCTACAATATTCTGAATGTCCTCAACTGTCATTTCAGTTTCCTTAGCAATTCTCTCAATGTATTCAGCAATATTTTCTTTTGTATAATCATCAACATAACCAGCCTTAGAGATGGCAGTAATGATTTTGTCTTTATTAAAGTCTACGAGAGACCCATCACGCTTCTTAATTTTCAAATCTATATAGACCTCCTTTAAAAATAAAAAGAGGGAGACTAAGCTCCCTCGTAAATCTTACCAACGTGCTGTATAACCACGAACATCCACATGGACACCCCAGCTATAAATACCAATACCATCAGCACCAGCAGTTACCGCAGCATCATACAAAGTCTGTACCATGACACCATCAGGGCATTGCACATCCGCAGCAGTGCCATAGATATGTTGACTGTTAGACACACCGCCTACCTCAGCATTGTGGGCAGGACAGCGATAACCACAGGACAGCACTAAAGGCTTACCAATGATAGCACGCATACGCTCTAATACCTGTACAAGCCTTGGGTTGATGTCAGCACCATTGTGGAGACCACCACAGCCACACTTACAGGCAAATTCACTAGAATCAAAATGAGCTGATAATTTCACTTATTACATTCCTCCTTTTTAAAAAAGGTCTTATACAGCAAGACCCAAATCTGAATCAAGACATACATAATGGTGACGATATACACCCAATCAGATAGGGGGATACCCATGAGAGATAGGGTGGAGACACCAATAGGAGGGGTTGTCTTTACAATTTCATTGTCCATAATATCCTCCATAATAAAATAAAAGAGGGTCAGCTTCTAGCCAACCCTCGGTAACATTATGCAGTAGCGGTAGTGGTAGCAGGTAACTTAAGTTTCAGATAGAGCAGTTCTCTATCCTTATCTGCCAGCTTATCACGCAGAGCTTGCATAGTGTTGCAGGTAATCAGAGCACGAGTTTTCTCGCCTTCCTCATGGATAGCAGTGGTAACTTTACAGGTGTTTGCAGCACCCTCAAAGCGCAGGGCATCAATGTTACGATTGATACTTTCACCAACGCTAGCTACTTTGTATCCGGTTTCTTTTTCATTCATGCCAACAGTGTAGAAGCCGTCGCACATACCACTTTGGATACCACGCAGACTAGCTTTGATGTCTTGGTTGTCTAAGCCATCTGCCAACTCTGCACGAGTTACAGTGCCTTGGAAAGCAGTACCATTACCACCCCAGCCACCGAAACCACCAAAGCCACCACCAAAGGCAGCTAAGAGGATAAGGTATACGAAGGGGTTATTCCACATCTCATTACCATTAGAACCTTGTTTGGCGAGCATCAGGGCATCACCGAGACCTACGCCAGCATTAGCCATTTCCATTACTTTTCAACTCCTTTTTGAACTTGGTTGATGTATGCTTTACCTGCATTGATGTCTTCATCAGACATACCACGCTTACGAGCTTCTTCCTCAACCATTGCCAACAGTTCAGGGGAAACCTGCTTCAAGGCTTGCATCATCATCATTTGCATAAGTTTGTTTTGGTTCATGTTATATTGCATAGTGACTAGTCACCTCCTGCTATTATGATAACATGAATTTAGGAATTGAAAGTTGTAACTAAATGACTATAAAGTTACTTGAAAAGGACAAGATATACTTTGTCATATATTTGTCTTAAGGCACGTTTGATACAAGACACATCCTCATGGTACTCCATAGCAAGCTTTTGTTGCAAGTAGTCCTTAAGGATAGTTTTGTCGAGTATGTCTTGTTGTTTTGGTGTGAGCTTAGCTTCTGTTGTGATTGCCTTGTACTCAGTGAGAGTAGAGGACTTAAGCCAAGCACGAGCCTTTTTGCGATTCTTTTCCATGATAAAATCCTTTCTGCCCACCCAACCCCTAAAGGGGAAGACAACAACCCTGTCTTTTTACTCAATTAAACTAAGGTAATAGCCTCTACCTCTTCTTTAGTTGAAGCAGCTTCTACTTTTTCTTTAGCTTTTCTATAAGCAGTATGGAGCTTATCACCCCTTAATGCTACCTGTGCAATGATACCACGCAGGTCAGATGCAGTTACTTTCACATCCTTGTTATCTGCTGTAGTCCATGTGAGGGTGGCAGAAGCACCTGCGACTTCAAGCGCAATTATGGCAGTATTGATACGCTCACGAGCCTTGTCATCATAGTCAAAAGAGTAGCCTTGGTAGGTGATAGGCTCAACCTCTGCTTTGTCACGTTGCATCTTTAAAATTTCGATTCTGCGATTTTTAAAATACTCAATCGGTTCTTCCTCGTGTGTCACTTCGACACCCAACTTGCAAAGGGTTTCTTCGGAGATGGAGAGAGGAATAAAGATACCTTCCTGCCCTAAGGCTTCTGACAAAGGGTAGATGTGAGTATATGTTTTGTCTTTGTATTTATATTTTGTCTGCATTTTGTTCCTCCTTAGTTAAACACAATCTCGACTTTAAATTTCTTACCGACGTTGGCGGCAGTAAACATGCTTGATATATTTGATGGCACACGTTGCACATAGGTGTAGAAGCCTGTTGCAGCACTTTGATACGAAATTTTGCCTACTGTCAAATTAGCAGTTACACCTGTTTCAAGTGGAGTGATATTAAGACTGATGTTACGGCTTCCACTTGTTATACCCTCTTCCTTAAAAGCAACATCTAACCATCCAGCATAATAATTCAGCATAACAAGAGTAACGGCTCTACCGTCATGTGTAACATTGCCTGTAACTTCACCATAGTAACCACTGTTGGCGTTATATCCATATTGACCACTTTTAGTTCCCATAGTCATGATGAATACATTCTCATCAACTGCACCACTTTCAACATGTTTTACCATAAATAGACGATTAAGTCCCATATTACATCACCTCTATGATAACTTAGATGCTTGTACGATGCTAGTCAACGTACCAGCTCCATCTTTGCTCATCCAAATATTAAGGAGCAATCCTGCACTTGTAATAGCTATGTCACTTGCACTACCAACATATTTTAATTTTCCCGCATTATTTATGGTCAAACTGTAATCTGCATTTGCAGCAAAATATGCAGTAAATACGGATGATTGACTAGCACTTAATAACCCAGCCAAAGTAGCAAGGTCAAGTGTAAATGCTCCTATTACGGCATAAACCATTGTAGATGTAACAGGCTTATCAGAAGTACCATTGACAACATAAGTAGTGTACTTCTCTCGGTTGAGCATAAGGTCATGGAAATTCTGCAATGCCGTCCACGTGTTCTGCGTGGATGTACTAGCACCGCCACCATCACCACCGGAAGTAGAGATGCTGACATTGCCATTTGAATCGGGTTTTGTACCATTAACGCTCTTGACATAGGTTAAAGAAATAATATTACCATCACCATCTTGCAAGGCTCTCTGCGCTCCAATAGCTACATCACTTTTGTCTAACTTATCACTCAAGGCAGCATATACTGCTTTATTTTGAATAGCATTAGTAGATGTAGCGGATAAGGTTGTGTCCACAGTAACATTTGAGCCACCACTAACCGCAATACTAACATTGCCACTAGCGTCTGGCTTTGTACCATTAACACTCTTCACCATACCGCTAATATCAGTTTTCTTAGCATAGGTAGTGGAGATAGTGTTGCCCGCATCATCTTTTGTAGCTTTTAAAGCCGTACCTGTTTTATCTAATTTATTGGTTAAAGCAGTATAAATAACTCTGTTTTGAACAGGGTTAGTAGATGTTGAGGACAATGCCGAATCAACAGTCACACCACCATCAGCACCATCTTTACCCTTAATGTTCACAGAGGGAGGGTTAGTAAGCCCTGCTTTGTTTGACCAACTTAAGACACCCTCTGCAGACACACTAGGGACAAACACGTTAACATTCTCACTATAATTCTTAGCATTAGTTGCATAGGTACTAGCAGCATCTCGGTAACTCTTGGCTTCATTAGCACTACTTCTTGCATCAGTTGCAAAGTTACTTGCGCTGTTTGCAGCAGACTGTGCTGCTTCTTTGCTGGTATTAGCATTAGTTTCGCTAGTCTTAGCATTAGTCTCGCTAGTCTTAGCATTAGTTTCGCTAGTCTTAGCATTAGTTTCGCTAGTCTTAGCTTGTTTAGCATTGGTAGCTGCGGTATTTGCAGCTTCTTCTGTTTTGGTTTTCAGTGCGTTCATGGTTGCTGTGAACGAACCTTCTTCATTATCTAAGTAATGTTTGGTTACAACATCCTGCGCTTCTGTTGGATCAGACACATTAGACACACGATAGTTGCGTCCTTGCCACGCATTACCTTCGTCATTAAGGACAATGGAGTTGGTCTTAGTCCAATCATTTGTTTCCTCTAAGATGTGAAGTTGCTGCACTTCTGCAATCGTCATATCTATAGCCTTCAGGATACTTGCATCTGCCCAAGACACCAATCGAGTGGTGGGAGTGCTGCGATAGATATGCACAGCAGCATCTTTAGTTGGTGCAGAATCAAACATAACCATACGATTACTTATAGTAAACCCCTCGGAAACCTCTGCATCATTAATAGCCACATGGACATAGGAAGGACGCAGGTAATCAAAAGGTACAGAGAAATTCGTTTGAGAACCATCCGCTGTATAAGTAATAGATGTAGCCAATTTAACAGCTATAATAATCATCTCCTTTACAAAATAAAAAGACCACCAGCTCTAAAATAGCCAGCGGTCATAATTCAATTTATTATCTCCTCATCTGAGGAAATTTATTATAAAATTTTTGTTTGTCTTCATACATTGCTTTTTCGGCGTACTCTGTGATTTCTGCAATATCTGAGAAGACACCAGCAGAGTAGCCTAAGGCAGCTAGGGGAGGGTTGTCTTTATCCCATAGGGATTTATGGAAAGACAACACACTTCCAAGAAACTCATGGATTTTAATATCAAACCCAGCTACTATAAACTCATCACCTGATATATGATAACAGTTATAAACAGGGGAGATAAAGGTTTCCTTAAGCTTAGCTGCAAAGTCCTTTATCAGCTTATCCCCTGCACTGTGTCCAAAGTGGTCATTGGTATATTTCAGACCATTGATGTCTGCGAAAAGGATACCAACGAAGCCAAAGTGATTAGTGGTACTGTCACGCTCAAAGGCTTGTTTATTGTACAGTCCGGTGAGAGCATCACGCATAGCACCTTGCTCATAAATACGAGTTATGTCCGCTAAAAGTTGGGCATAGCTATTTTTAAACTGTTGCTGTATTTCACGTTGAATATCAGCACTTAATTCCATGGGACAGAACTCCTTTCATTGTCCGTGCAAAGCAACAATGGATAGGTATGAAGTTAGTAGCTGTACATTGGCATCACCTCAGGGAGAATGTTATCTAGCATAGAAGCGAGCATAGGGAATATCTATGCCACTATCAAAAATAAATGTAATAGCAAAGAATATAAGAAAAAGGATAAGAGATATAGTAGCAATAAGTTTATTGTTTTTCTTTTTACGTATCTCGCAAATAGCATTAAAAAGAAAAGAGACTATCATAACTACTATGCAAAATGCAAAACTACCAAAGAAAAGATAGACAAAACCTCCTGTCACAACATCTACAAAAGCTTTTGAACCCTCTATGTCAAATATTATGCAAAATATAGCTGAGATTAGCATCGTCCAAACGATGATAGTTAAATACTTCTCCACATTTTTTATCTTAAATCTTTGCATAAGCATCACTCCTAATAAGTATTATACCACATTATTTGGGGACTTGTATATATTTGTAATTTAAGTATTTCTTATTGGCAGTTCTGAAAATACTATTTTGTTTCTTATTCAGCTCATCAAGTTTAGCACGCTTAGTGTCTGCATCCATAGTTTTGTCTGCATACAGCTCCCTGATAGCCTTAGAAACTTTCATAGCATCTGCCCTAGCTTTACGCATACCTTTAAGTTCTTTGTCCACCTTAGGCTTCCTACCCTCAAAAGAGGCATCTGCATATTGTGTCTCCAGCTTATCAAGACCACCAAAGAATACATCCTTGCTGCGGGAAGTACCTGTACCCTCAGTATATGTAAAGCGAGTATATTCAGTCCATTTCTTGCTGGGGGTAATATTATCCCTAGCCACCATATCCACAGCATTCATAAAAGTATAACCCATAGAGCCTGTGAGACCATAGATTGTATTGTCTATCTTAATAGGTGAGAGATTAGTCACCTGTCCAATACCACGTGCTACCATAGAGGTGTACTGGTTATATTGGTTCTTAGGACTGAGCTTTTCAAGACGCTGGTCAACAAGAGGACGATTACGATACATAGAGTGGTTTGTCTGCCATTCATAGAATTTCTCTATGATAGGAGGAGCACCGGAAGGAGCAAGGTCTTTGATAAGCTTATAGACAACATCAGCAATAACCTGCTTATCTTCACCCTCAGCCATAACATCTAACAGTCGCTCAGGTATAGAACCAGCTAGTTGCCCGATAAAGGCAGGTTTAGGGTAATCATAGATGGTATCACCTATCTTGATGTACCATGCTTTATTCTTCATCTCCATAGGCATATCCTTATACCAATCTTCGTCTTTATTCCAATACCACAATAACAGGGTGGGAAACAGTACATGTTCTGCCATAGCAAGCCCAACACTGAGAGGATTTTTAGAAAGCTCTCTAGCTGTCTTTAAAGTACCTTGAAAAGCCGCATTTAAAAAAGGCGTATGCCTGTTAAGAATTTTAACAGTAGTACCACTCTTCGCAAAATTAAGGGTACTGTCAGAAGCAACCATAGCAGCTTCAATCATAGAAGCACCACGTCCTTTAGCACGTCGATAAAGAGCCATACGTGGTAACTGTTCCATAGCTTCACCATATGCTAGATTCCAATTCCATAATACTTTGATAGGATATAAGATTTTATCAAGGACAGAATCACTAATGTTAGGGTCTACAATTTTCCTAAAGTCTTTATTGATTTCAGCAATAGAGCCTAAGCGTGTGGACATAGTGACACCATTAGACCTAAATTCTCTTTTGTATTGTCTAAGCAGAGCACGTTCTCTGTTGTTGCGAATGATAAGTTTACCAAAAGCATTGTCACTATTGAGCATCTGCAATCCCTGCCAAAAGATTTTCATAGGAGCAACAAGGGGAATGTGAGAAGCACTACGCCCATCAGCGTTCATAATAGTTGCTTCAAGAATATCTTTGCAGAGGTTAGCAGTAGCGAACATAGGTGTGCTAGTAGAGCCAATACGTAAAGCTGTTGCTGCGCCATGAGATATTTTCTCAATAATGTCAAGTTTAGAAGCACTCATATTGCCATCTTCGGAAGTCATAGCTTCATAGAGACCTTTCATCATACATTGGTAGTATTTAGGGTGTCCCTCTTCATATACAGTAATAATTTGTGAAACGTGCTTGTATTTACCATCTTTTACAGGCATCATAAGAAAATGTCCCTTTTCACCTTTAGCTAAATCAGCAAGGGCAAGACCAACACGGTTGCGCTCTACTTTAGTGACAATACTCTGCATATTCTTAACAGCTTGGACAAGAGGGTCTTTAATAATACGTTCAGACCCCTCAACAGTCATAGCTTTGTGGGATGCCAAGAAGTCACTTGTACCCTCAATCTCGAATGAGCGTGTCATAGGAATGTACTCAGGGTATTCTTTTAAGAACTTATTAGCAACCTCTCTAGGAAGAATCTGCCCTGCGACAGCAATGCGCAACACATTCTCATTCCATTGTTTCCAAAGATTAGAAGCAACTTTCATCTCAGGCAGTTCCTCTGCTTTAGCAATGATTTTATTACATTCTGCAAAGGTGTGTGTTGTCTTACGTCCTGTTCCCATAACTTCTAATTCATGTTTAGCTGTTTGGTAGGTATTAAAGGCTTCATAGAAATCTCTGTACTCAGTTTCTTTAAGCCACTTTTGAAGTTCAGCACCACGCTTACCTTGTGCATCCAAAGGTTTCAAGATGTCAGTAGCTACAACATTATTAAGTGCAATATTAAATTTTGTCTGCATCATTTTAACAGCAGCTCTAGTGCCTAGATTATTACCATTCAGAAGACAACCAACAGTATCATTACCTGCTTGCTTTGCATACTGTGCTAAGACAGCAGGGTCATTCTCCATAGCTATCTTTACACCTTGGTTATCCTCATAAGCTCTTATGCTTTCGTCAAGGTCAGCATACTCCCAAGCAAAATGCTTTTTAGTAGCAGTCCAAGTACCAATGAGTTTATCAATTCTTTTGCCAAGCTCTTTGTCTGCCCAATGGAACATACCAGCAGCTTTGCTAAAATCAGACTGCGAACCCCATCGACGCACCTGTTGCCCTAAAAGGTTCATCTGTGCCTGATAGAATCTATCACTTGCAATAGCCTTTTCAAACTCAGCATAGGCAAGAGGGAAGTGCTTTTTAGCCATCTCAGGGTTGACACAATACTCATTCATGAAGGCAGCACGTCCTTCTTCTACATAAGTAGCATAGTTTTCCGGGGCGTATTTATTACCATACTCTCCTCTCTGCCATATAGAAGTAGCTCCATCATAGAGTTCCTTTTGGACTGCTGTGTCTTTACCCCAACCAAATTTATCAGACAAACCATGTCCGATTTCATGGCAGATTACAGACCATGCACGAAACCCACGGATACGGATGCCTTTACCTTGGGGCATAAAGTAACCTAAGGTTCTATCACTATCAGCTAAATCCAATCTACCGGGGCGAATAGGGAACATAGCTTTGGCTGTTTCCCATATATCCTCTGCGCTTACAGGAGTAGGATAAAGGTTATCTTTACTATATTCCAGCTTATCGCCAAATGCACCCTGCATAATTTCAGGTGTCTGCTTAGCTTCAAGATGTTCTTTAGCTAACTGATTAGCGATAGCATCCTGTTGCATTTGTTGTTCGGGCATCTGTTCAGGGTAGGCTTTTTCAGCGGTTGTCTTGGGTTCACGTTTCGTAACCTGAGCAGGTGTAACCATCTCCTCATAGTCAGTATCAACATCCCATACATTCTCACGATGCTGCTTACGATGCTTACGTTTCCTTTTATTCTTCTCTTTAGTAGGAGAACCTAACTTTTTGTTTGTCTCCTCAACTTTAGTCTTATCAGCCAAAGGCTCAGTAGCAGGGTTTGTCTTTTCAGACACAATCTCTGCATCTGTAATAGGGGTTGTCTTAGCAGACCAATCTGCTTTGGCAAGCTTTTTAGCACCAATAGCTGTATCTGTCAAAAATTGGCTGACAGCAAAACGAGCTGGATGTTCTTCTGCATACTTACGTACATTTTCATCCATAGCAAGTACTGTACCTGCTGCGATACCACTACCAACAAAGGGGGTAGTCATAACCTTAGAGACCTTAGGGGCAGCCTTAGATAAAAGACCACCCACGCCATGCGTCACAGAAGCTGCCACAGTACCTGCCAGCATAGGGAGCAGGGATGCTTTGGCTTGGTCAGACATCTCAGGGGCATTTTCAATCTCCTGTGCCTTCTGCATCTCATGTACCATAATAGGTACTTGAACAGCCAAAGGAATCCAAGGACTAGCAGCACCTGCCACATCACCTATGAGAGTAAGGGGGTCTTTAGTAGCAGTGTAACGAGCATCATCCACAGCATCCTGCAAAGCCTGTGCAACCTTTTCTTGTGCAGGAGAGGGAGAAGATGCATCAACGTCCGGTAAAGTCATATCATCAATAGCATCAAAATTACCTGTTTTATAGGCTTCACCAGCAGCCACAGCAAGCTTCTGACCCGATTTATTTATGTCTGCAATCCATTCGGTAACCGCTTCACCAAAATCATCAAAAGGATTATAGCCTTGGTGCTGTACCTTTTGGAGCTGTTCTTGTCCTTTGGCTTGTAAATCGCCATATGATTCATCACCAAGTTTATTTAAATCATCAATAATGCTCATTATGAACCAAAGACCTCCTCCTCAATATCATTCACATCAAGACCATTACGTATAGCAAACTTATCAATAGCATCACGGATTTGGTCTTCATCTAAAGGTATGCCAGCAGAATTTTTAGGGTTACTATTTGCCCATATCTTCATCTCAGCAATATCCTTATCTCTTTGAGAGAACACAGGAGTATCATTAGGGGGTTCATTAGCTTGTGGGGTCTCCTGTTCACTAGGGATATATCCACGTTTTCTTTTAAACTCTAACAAGGCATTAAGTCTTGCTGTGGCTCTATTGGCTCTCTTTTGCAAAGCCTGATATTCTTTAGACTTCCCATCAACATTAGGGTCTTGATAAGCTTTATACCATTCAGCATATGTCTGAGTATCTTTAATATATTGATAACCATTTTCATATGACCAAAAATGTTTAGCTTCTGCATCATTACCATAGCCTTTAGCTGACTGCCGTGCTTGACGTGTGATAGTCCGAATCATAGTAGCCTTAGTTGCCTCCGGTAAATTAGAGCTATTGATAATCTGCATCTGCTCACTTGGGTCATTGGTTTGCAAAAGAGCCATATTGATTCTGTCTCTTTCATCTGCATCTCGTTGAGCCTTAACACGTTGAGCCTGTGCCTGTTTAGCATATATAGCCTGACGTATCTTATTGATACGCTGGGGGTTATAGGCAGCAGCAGATTGCTCTTTAGGATTAGCAGCTTTCATACCACCATGGTAATCAGCAAGATGCAGATGTCTGCCTGTGCCAGCGTCATGGAATAAGACCTCACCAAAATACTGCTTAAAATAAGACAATGCTTTATTAGCCTGTGCTTCATCCACATTGTCACCTAAGTAAATATCCACAGCATTACCTTTAGTATGTTCTGAGTTTGGTACACCACCCACAGATGCATTATGTTCTGCTGTGCGGTAACCACTAGTAATCTGTGCATCCTTAAAGCCTAGCTGATAGATAGCACCACCAACCATAGGCAACACACTTTTCATAGTAGGTGACAGGTCTGTTAAGTCAGGGTTGTCTCCTTGTGAGATAGGCAGGTTAGCTTCAGGAATACCATCAGCATTTGTAGTTTCCGCAGGTAACTTAGCCAACAATGCTTCAGCCTTTGAGAGGTCAATAGTACCATCAGGACGTGTGCACTTAGACACAATATCATCGGTAACCCTTAGATTAAAGTTATCTGCAATCTTTGTATAGGAAGGGTAGAGGTTTACCATCTGCTTTAAAGACAAACCATCTTCGTACTGATAGTCACCTACGGCATCCAATCTTGCCGTATCAAAATCTTGGTCAGCAATCATCTGAGCAAGAGGGGCAACAGCTTTAATGAACCCATCTCTATCTCTCGTACCTAACTGAATCTTGCGCAATGCTTCACTGCCACGAGTGAGGAAGTCTTCACCTTTAGCTCCACTATACACAAGGTCTTGAAGCTCACTAGAACCTAACATGACCATCTTCTGACGCTTATCATCATTGATTCTCTTGTCAGCTTCATTCGCTATTTTTATTGTGTCTTGAACAGCACCCTCATAATAGCCTTGGTCAAAGGCTACTTTATTAGAGATACCATCATCACTAAAGTTAGCTCTGTTCTCCTGTAGGTACTTATTGAAAAGACTAACAGCTTCGGAAACGCTTCTAGGCTTTTCAGAAGCAGGGTCATTTGCCCATTGCTCTTTGGCATATTGGCTTGCCATCTTACCAATGCCTTTTTCAAGAACAGCCATAGCATAGCGGTTATCTGTCAAGTCAAATTCATCACTAGAGTTCTGCAAAGCAGCCATGCGGTCAAACTTCTTCAGGTCTTCTTGTGTCTTACCTGCAAGGAGTTTGTCTGCATTGACCAATACTGCTTGGTCTTGGGTACGCTTCTCATCCGCAATACGCTCCTCCATGATATTCTTACCAAGGAGACCTAAAGATGATGCTAATCGTTGTGCATCTAAATCTGTACGCTGCGAGATACCAGCAGATGCATTGAATTTATTTAAGGACAGCGCATAGGGCATCTCCGGTTGTTTTGCAAACTGCCTTTGAGTACCTATTGCTGCCTGTACTTCTTTACTCAATCTTCTTACCTCCTGTAAATACCATTACCAATACCTAGCTTCTCATGGACGCTACGTGGAGCGTTTCCCACCCATGTCTTAGCAGCATTTTTTGCTGTTTTTCCAACACCACCTACAATCTTCTGTTGGTTCATAATATTCTTAGCTTGTGTATAATTATTCAAGCCTGTTGCAGTAGAAGACAAGAAGTTAGTGAATCTGCTAGGCATCTTAGGTGCAGAAGCATTAAGGTTCTCTAAATATTCGTGAGTAGATTTTACCTGTCGCTCACGATTCAGGTCAACCTCATTAGATTTACGTTGGTAGTTATCTTGGATAGAGGATACTGCACGAGCGGTATCACCTTCGGCAGCACGTACAATGAGGTTAGCTGTACGTCCGCTCATGGTCTCATTCACAGCAGCCTTTACGCCACTATTGAGCTGCATAGAGTTTAACCTAGTGTTGCTGATTTCTGCAACAGCTTGGTCAAAGGCATCTGTGCGCTGCTGTTCTAAATCCATGATATTCCAATTCATCTCAGTAATAGCTGCCTTAGCCTGTGCGTTCATGGTAGCCTGTGCTGCCTTAGCTTGTGCACGTTGTCCCATATAATCACCTGCTACTTGCAAGCCTGTACTGATACCAGCAGCCACCATAGGACTGCACATAAGACATCACTCCTTTATTGGGTATAATGTAAATTTCTGAAATAGTTCTCCATTGATTCTTGTGTAGTTGCCAAATTCAGCTCCCAACCATTTAAGCCATTGTACATGTCGCTTATTCCTAAGCCACACATAATTATAAACATGATGTGTTACCCATTGTTTAAAAAAAGGCTTGCAGAAACGTAGAAACTTAATAGGGTGTATATCTACCTCATTAGTGCAGACAACCCATATTAAGTAGGAATCAATAGCACCAATGGCATAAACCCTTTGTGTCTCATCATCATAAAGACACAAAGCATTGCTTAACTCCTCAACCTCAGTGAGACCAAAGGATGTATTTGAAGCATAGAACCATTCCATTTTGTCTTCATCACGCATATTTTCTCTGAAGTTACAGAGCTGTTCAATGGTTAATTTAGATACTTTTAAAATAGTCTTGTCCTCCTTTGGTAATTTCCAATCCAACCTGCACCCACAAGAGATACAGGGAGTGGGGTGTCTGTTTCCAAACAAATGTTTACATTCTCGTTTTTGGCTTGAATAGGGAACTTAAAAGAGCCTGTGGTAAAGGGCATTGCACCTAAGATATTAAAACGAGTACCTAAGAGCCTAGAGGTATACTCATAGATATAGGCTTGTTTGTCTTTAATATCTACAGTTACTTTGAAGTATCCGCTGTCAGCATAGTTAAACCACATCTGACGCAGTTGCAATCTGCCCTCAATAAGAGCCTGAGTGCTTCCATTATCAGACTGCTTAACCATAATAGTTGACATAACAATCTTAAAATTATAATTGATACCCACAGTCAATATTTGGTTAGAATAGTCACCAATAAAGACCAGCTTACCTTCTTTAGCCTTAGCATATGTACCATCAGAAGCAACAGCACTATATTGTTTATCCTGCTCATATGTATTACCAAAAATATCCTGAATGTTTACAGACGTTTCATCTTTCAGAGAATCATAGCACTCAGCAGGAATCTGATAGGAATGTTTGCAATCCAATAAGATACGATAGGCTTCACCATCAAAGTCAGTAGTATTAATGGTAAAAGAGATTTTCTCCAAACAGTAATAGCCATTACGCTCGACTATCAGATAGAGATAGTTATCAATAAATTGCCCTCCATAGACAACACCTTGCATATCCCACTTAGACCATGCAGCCTGTACACGTTGGCTATCAATGAAAAGATACTTATAGACATATATTGATGTCTCATCACCTTCGGTAAGATAGAGCATGACATTCTCAACAGTAGAGGGAATGATTTTATAGACACCATTAGGAATATAGTTAGGAACATGAGATGTTATGTCTTGAACATCCTTAGCATCTGTGTTGTCTGCTGCCGTGAAGAACTCACGTACAGTGGTATATTTAGCTCTTTCAGCCACAAAGTAGACATTGCGACCTGCATTGACAGGCTTAGCTTTAAGACTAGCTTCGTAATGGGTAACAGCCGGGGACAGATTAGCGCTCGTAGGTGTCAAGATACCATCAGCAGAGAGCATGAATTGTGCCTCACGGCTGAACAGAATAAGGTCTGTATCAAAAGTGACGGCATTGTAGAGGGTACTAATGGTATTATCAGAGACCGCTAAGTCGATAGGGTCTGTATCCTGTACCTTGGTGGCACTTGTCATCCAAAAATTGAAGAAGTTAGCACTTCTAGTGAGGATAACATTCTCACCACTTAAGAAACCTAAGCGGTTACGATGATAGAAGACATCATTTATTGTCTGTCCTATGAAAGAAGGTAGAGGGTTACTATCATCATCACCAATATCCCTAGATTCCCATTCAGCTCTCCGGAAAGTAAAAGTGCCATTCGCTTCACGCACAAGCACATGAGGGAGAGTAGAAGCATCAAAGTGATTTTTCATATTGGGTCTAGCACATTCTTTCCATACCTTTTCTTCAGCACTATACTTAACATAATAGTCATCAGTGTTACTGCCTTCTTCACCTACAATCTTTACAAGATAGCCATCAGGGGCAGTAGCAGGAAGATTAGTAAACTTCTGCACAGATTTTAGTATACCGAAAGCAGCCTGATTGTTATACCCATCAAATACTTCAGCAGAAGTGATAAGAGACTTAGCTACACTATAAGAAGGTGTATTAGTCTTTTCACCATACTCAATCGTATAAGCATCTGCTTCTGTTTTATCTAATGTAGGTTTATAGTTGCGATAAACTGTCAATTCAGCATCCACATTAGTAACAGTCCATCCATCAGAAGCACATCTGTCAATTTCTGCTTTAATTTTATTGTAAGCTTCTATATCTGTAGCATCAGTTAGCACCTTTCTCTTTGGGATAGTTACAACAATTTTACCTAAAGAACGTACTACAGTGGAGGGAGTATACACCTTATAATAGAAAATAGACATATAAAGATAATTATAATTAAGTCCCTTAAAAATATCCTCCTGCTGAGCAGGGGTAGTAGAAGGTTGTGTAGATACAACCTCTCCTGTTTCAGTAACAAATGCACTTTTCTTAAGATATAACCAAGAAGACCCTGTAGTAGTAGTATAGCCTTTCTCAATACATTGAGTGGCTAACTGTTGAGCAATATAGTCAGTAGCAATCTGTTTAGTATGGGACTTATCACTACCATCAGGTGTCTCAAAACTTGCCACAGTTTCATTGTTTACTACAATCTTATAAGTTCTGCCATACTGCCCACTCTTAATATTTACAAGTAATCCCTGAGTATTCCACGATATATCATCCACTTTATCAGACATTTTAGCTTTCTGTGCTGTATTGGTAATAAAGGTATAATCAGCAATAGTAATAGCCTTAATATTACTGCGTGGACTTTGTGTATAAGTATAGGAAATATCTTCCTGCATAGTTACAGTTTTCTTATTACCCTGTAGGTCAAAGACATCAATACCTGCGCCTGTGAAGATAACAATATACTTTTCATTAGTATCTCTATCTATAAAGTGTATCAAAGGCTTATTGATTGCATTACCTCTCTTACCTAGATTAGCTTCAAAGATAGTAGGAGGACGCTTCTGTAAGCCACCTGCTTCACTAGAATAACCATTCAACTGTTCCTCTAGCTGTTCAGGGTGTCTGAGGATAGGAGGTTGCTGAGACACACCACTAACAAGGTTCTTGATGTCTTGATTAATTAGTCCCATAATCTCACCTCAATCTCAGCTCATGCACATAGGTATGTTCCAGCATTGAGTAGTTATTATTGTCTACCTCAAACTCCATCAGATGTTGCCATGCTTCAGCAATCTCTTGCTGTGTAATTTTGGTCAGACTATCATCACCAAAGTAAGAGCTTTGGAAGACAAAACATGCCTTAGCTAAGATATAGTTTCTCATCTGCTCCGGCAAATTTTCAAAGTCAAGATAAAGCACCATCTCTACATCTAAAGGGTGCTCAAATACCAGTGTGTCTTTGAACAGATCTTTTACATAGTCACCATGTCGAACGAGCTTAATACCATGGTTATCCTTAAGATACAAGTAATTGCTGTTCCATGGAATCTTCTTTGTGTCTACATCAGGGTTAAGGGTGAAGTGGGGTGTTTTGTTAAAAGTCCATCCTCGGGACTGCTCTTGTCTGCTGATATTCCGCAGGATACGAAGGGCATTGATAGCATCCACATCTGTCAGTTCTTCAAGACTGTTAATAGGAGCTTCACCAATAGTACCAATGATACTATTGACTGCATCAAGTTCAGTTAATGCTGTTAGTTGCATTGGTATCTCCTTTCATTTTTAGAAAAAATAGGGGACAGCATACGCCATCCCCTAGGGTTAGTAGTTTAAAATTAAGCCTGAGTTACAACACCCATAAAGGCAGCTTCAGGACGCAGACCACCAAAACCTTTTGCATATTTAGCAATAATTTGGTCTGCCTGATATTCAGGACGGCGAGCATGTTCCATACCCAAACCTTTGAGGGTCAGGATACCCGCAGAAGACGGATGTGCCACAATGAATTGGCAGGTGTCTTTGTAGGTAGTAGGGAACACATGACCATCACCCTGCATAACATTCTCATTATCTACGCCACCCTCAGTCAGCAGAGGAGCTTCAATCAAATCGAAACCAATCAGTTTCGGGGGGTTGTTACCCTCAATGGTCATAGAAGCACCATACAGTTTGTTGATGATGTCTTTGTTGGCAATCAGCGCATTGAGTGCCATTGGTTTGATGTAGCAGTTGCGACCTGCCAGCGGAACATTATTCTCAGACATTTTGGTCTTGATTTTCAGCAGTTCCTTAAAGATAGCTACACCCATAGCTTCAGTTTCGCCATAGTCAGCGGTTGCCACAGTCTCGGTAACAATCAGACCTTTGCCAGTACCTTTGACACCAGTAGTAGCATTGGTAGGCAGGTTCTCTTTGTCTTCTACAATCATCTTAGCTACTTCAGCCAAGATAGCACAGTCCTGAGCAACAGCCAATGCTTCGCCCATTTCCTTGGAATACTTAGAACGCAACTCAAAGTGGTTCATAGCTTCATCCAAATCAAAAATCATGCAGTCAGAGGTCAGCAGACCATCCAGCACAATAGTACGCTCATTGTGTTCAATGGGAGTACGCAGGTCATCCAAGTTCTTACCTGCTTTCAGGTATTTAGCTTTTGCTCGACCTACAATCGGGAAGATAGCAGATTTACCATGTTCAATAGTGCGCTCAGAGAAGCGACCACCGGTAATAGTGGATTGAGAGAAAGCGGTGAGAACTTCACCGGTAAACATTTTCAGAAATAAACCTAAGCGGTCTTTACCTTTATCAGATTGTGCAAGACCGGGGTTGGCAATAATCATATCAGCCATTAAATCACTCCTTTAATAATTTTGAATAAAAAAATAACCCTCCGCTTATGGGAGGGGATTGACGTTTGTGTCTTAACCAAAGAATTTAGAAGCAGCGACTTTGCGCTCTACTTCCTGCATATAATTAGGGTCTTTGCCGTAGCGTGGGTCACTCATAGCTTTAATCATCTCATTGGCATCAGTATAGCCTTTAGATTTACCCACGTTACCACTACCACCTAAAGTAGGATTAGCAGTACCATGCTGCGCTACCATCTGTGCCTTTACACCTGCAATGTAAGCAGACACAACAGACAAGTCATCTTTGTTTACAATAGCATTGAAAGCATTGACAGCACCTTTACCTTGGGACTGTACGAATTTTTGGATACGTTTGTACTCATTGATACCGCCAGCATCCTCAATAATCTTATTAGCAAAAGCATCAGCCTTAGCTTGCCAACCTGCGAGAGCTGCTTCTACAAGAGCTTTAGGGTAGCCTTTTTCTTCCAACAGCTTATAACTGTCTGAAGACAACTCGCCCTTCTCATTATATTCCGCTTCTAAGGCAGCATAGTCGATGCCCTTACCTTCGAGTTCAGTCTTGGCAGATTCAATCTCACCTTTAGCTTTTTGGTACTCTTCCTGCTCCTCAGCAGGTTTGTCTTCTTCTTTGGTGTCTTTTTCATCAGTGGTGGTTTCTTCTTCAGCTTTACCACCTTCAGTGTTATCAGTATCAATAACTTCACCATTAGAAACAATAGTAGTATCAGTAATATCTACCTGTGTTTCCTTGGGTTCTTCATTGACCTGTGTGTTTTGATTTTCAGTATCAGCCATTATCTTCACTACCTCCCTGTGTCTGCTGATTCATGGCATCCATAGCACCTTTGGTTGCATTAGGTATAGCAGCCTGTGCCATTGCCATCATTTGTGCTTGTTGTTGTTCCTGCTGAATCTGTTCCGCAGACTTAATCAGACCTGTGGTATCAAGATTACAGCTATTTGCCCAAGCACGAGCAACGCCTTCCCAATTCACAACAGATGCTGCATCAGGAATCTGAGCAATGCCTTGGATAAAGACAGTAAGCTTCTGTTGGTCATGTCCACGTCCAATAGCTTCCATGCCGGTAGTTACGGCAAGAGACACAATATCTTTAGGGACATCAGCAATTTCACCTTTTTTGGAAAGGATATTTAAAAGTGTGTTAGCTAAGGGTAATTGCAATTCTTGTGACAGGATAGAATAGATACCCCCAAGGGTATCCTCCAGCTCATTAGCCACATAGCGGATTTCCTCAGCCGTCACACGTTCGCCACTACGTTGGACAGCAGAGTTTAGCATGAAGGCATAAGACAGCCTGCTTTCAATAGCATCAGCGGTCATCTTGGCAATCTGCATATCTTGTGTCTTGTCCAGCGACAGGCAAGTAACATCTTCCTTGTTACCTGTTACAAAGCCACCATTTTTTGTCTTCATAATCTTGCTAGGCTGTGTCACACCATTTGGGCGCACAAGGTAGATTACAGAAGCAGCAATAGCAGACATCTCTGCAATGGCTTTAGAGAGACCTTCAAGGGTCTTTAAGTCACCAATATATTCCTCAACATATGAGCGACTATAATGTTCACCATCCATCTTAAAGAGACGGACAGGAATCCAAGGACAAACATCAGCAGGGAAAGACTGCTCATAGCCAGCAATCTGTTTACCCTCAATCTCTTGGTAACTATAATATCTGTTGTCTTTAGATGAATAAGTGATATGAGTATAAACCTCCACCAATTCATCACCACGTTTGGTAGACAAATCAATATCTAGTTGTCCTAAGACTTCATAGGGCAGGGTATTGATAGCAAGTTTGTCACAGGTAATCATCTGAATAGGGTGTCCCACAAAGTCTCTTTGTACCACATAACTATTCAGCTTATACACTTTAATGCCACCCTCTTTAGGAGGGAAAAACAGTAAAGCATTGCCAGCTATAATAAGCTGTTTCAAACACACCTCCATGGAGACACGCATCTGCGAAGATTCAAAGTATTTCTGAGCCGTTTGTTCTCTCTGTACTAATGCTTGCTCTATCTCTTGTTTGTCTTCGGGTTTGCTCTCATAGTATTTCAGAACATCATCTCGGATGTCTTGTCTGAAAAAAGGTGTGTTTGGGGGAAACAGAGCTAATACCAGCTTTGATGTGAGGTTATTGACACCTCTTGCACCTACCGCTTGATAGGGCGTAGGGTATTTAGTAGTACCATTAGCTTCTTTTTTAGGGAATAAAAAAGGGATTGTATATTTTGCACAATCCTCAGCTCTGTCAATATAAACCTCACGCTCAATAGCCAATCGCTCATATAAAGCTTTTGCTGTCTCTGCCATTAAAGATTCACCCCTGTACCACTACCAATCTGAGTGATGGTAAGCTTCTTTTTACCCTTGGTCTTAGCATTTGGATTTTCCTTTTTGGTATCCTCAGCAACATTATCAATCTTCAAGGGTGCTGCAACAGGGGCAGCAGCAGGAGCAGCTTGTTCTACTTTTGGTTTCTTAGTACACATCGTTCCTCCTCTCTACAACTGTGTGGGATTGTATACGCCATTGCGAGCAATCGTCAGTTGTTGTCTACCTTTCTTCTTGTTAAAGGTATCAGTAGTACCGCCATACTCAGGACTATCAGGGTCTTTTGCATTGGTTTCCGGTACTAAGGAGGATGCAGATACATCAGTATTTACGCTGGGTGTCTTAATCTTCCAGCACATCTTATCACTCCTCGTCATTCAAATTAGCCATAGCCTTGATATGCCCCAGCACATCCATAACGCCCCTAATATATCCAATTAACTCGTCATTGTTTTTGGCATTGTGTGTCATAAGGCTACCAAGACTGTAGGCTTTCTCTAAATGTTCATAAATTACAGGGTTTACATATGGTAGTTTTTCTCCATCATCCCCTTTATTAGATACAATATTAATATTCATTGTCACTTATATGCCCCTTTACTTTATTGTCTCTTTTGTGACCCTTTGGGTGTCCAAAGGATAGGCTTAAGGTCAGCATCAACGTCCTCATATCTGAGAATACGAGCAACCCTTGCCTGTGTCAGAGCTTCTTCTTCAGACAAACCTGCTTTAGCATAGGCAGCCACCACGGCATCCCATGAGCAATCTTTGTCAAGAATTTTCTTTGCACCAACCTCTCCAATCTTAGGGCAACCTTTGTAGTTATCAGTAGCATCACCGACAAGGGTCTGATATAAGAATTGATAATCAGCTTCTTCCTGTGTTGTCTTATGGAATGTATCCTGAATGAAGTTATAGAAAGGACAGGGAATAGACCGCATATCCTTGTCACCGCTGATAATAACAGCAGAGGTATCAGGCGTTGTGCCATAGATACCTAAGAGGTCATCAGCTTCAAGACTGGGGATAGACAACACATTATAGTTTTGCTTTACCCACTCTACGGCAGAATGGTAGGCAAGAGGTTTTCTTTTGGCTACACGATTAAGCTTATAAGGTGGATAGACTTTAGAGCGAAAGTAGGGGTAGCTGGAAAAGCACATGGTAATGTTATAAGCACCCTCGTGCTCCATGTGACGCAGGACTTTATCGGTGATACTGACAATCATTGTGTCAATAGCATCCTTAACCTCTGCTAAGTCGGAATGCAGTGTCCACAGGTCACCATACCAATTAATTTCCTGCTCTGCTGCTGCACAGGTGCGGAAGACAATCATGTCAGCATCAAAGTACAGGCGTAAAACTTTAGAAGCCAAGATTAAATACCTCCATCAGCAGGTGAAGCATAGCAAGTACACCACCCACAAAAAGACTGTAGAAAAGAATAAATAAGATAAGAATGATAAGAGCATACATAAAGCATTTTCCCAGCTGCATTATCATTTAAAATCACAACTCCTTTCTGTGCAGTGCTTACAGTTCATAAAGTTTTTTTCAAAGATTTCAGGTGCTGCATCAGCCAAGCATTTTTGAATAGCCATAGCCAACTCTCTATGCTCCGGCATGGCTCTCTTGCATAAACGCTTAGGCAAGTATTCATACCATGCTCTAAAGTTACCTGTCACTACCAAGGATGTCTCAACACCTTGGGGTAGGAAGTAGGCAGCATCCTGTTCTGCAAGCCCATCAGCAATACATTCTTTGTAAGCATGAAGCATAGGATGCTTATCAATCATGGAATCAACAACTTCTTTAGGTACACCATGCTTTTTAGCAAAATCATACATACCATCAGGGATAATACAAGTATCAAAGATACTACCTCTAGCAGACTTACAGGTGAAGCTAAGATGGCGGTGTCTCGTGAGTTGCCCTAAGACACGCACAGAACAAGTCACCAAAAAGGAAGCATAGCAATGCTCCAAGACACTAAGATGTCCACTCTCAATAATTTTCTTGATGGACTGCTCAGTAACATTTTTGCCATAAGGTTGGCTACAGGCAGTCTTCAGCACCTCCATGTAGTTGGGGGTGATAGAAATAAGCTTAGCACTTACCATCAAAACAGGTCACCTCCTGCTACAAGTCCTTTTGCTTTGGTCTCTAAGGTATGAGGTGAAGCTACAGTTCTGAAACTACCCTGCTTACACTTAACTTCCACACGGATGCGAGTTACTATGCCTTCAAAATAGATAGGCTCTCCTAAGGAGTTCTGACGTTTGATATAAACCTTCTGACCAATCTTTGGTACAAAAGGTTGCTTTTGTTTCGACATAAGGCTTTACCTCCACAATTTTTGTTTGTCTTCCGAACCTAAAGGCTTCTGCTTTAGTGTTCATAAAAATATCAATTTTTGTCTTACCATATCCACCACCGAACCTGTCCTGAACAATATAACTGTGTCCATCTATGACAACTTCAGTGCCTAACGGCAAGCCATCACACGCCACAGTCACCCCTTGGATAGCAGGGTGTCCGCTGGCGGTGATGCCATCTGTCTTGCCACATTCGTCAAAGGCAGGGGTGTAGGCGGTGCAGATGACTAAGAGTAGAGTAGGGATGTTAAACATTTTTTCCTGCCCATTGCTCTGCCATAGCTCTAGCAATACCTTCAAAGGTCTTACTGCGCTCAATAGCAGTATGCTTAGTTCCTTTCTTTTTTCGATAATTTCCATTAGCATCTTTGCTACCAGCATTGACAAAAGGCTGAATATTTTCTTTAACAATATTAGTAGGCTTCAAAGGGGATAAGCCTTTCAACCAAAGGTAGGTTAACTTTGTATAAGGCTCACCAAACATCCATGGTTGAATACGTTGGGATTCTTTAGGTAATCCTACTACTCTTAATGGACGTGGATTCTCTAAAGCAATTCTAGGACAATCTGCATTTAAAAGAGACAAAAAGAACGCCTTAGCTTCAAGTGCTAGTGTTAGGCGTTCTTTATTAATAACCCCTTTTTTCGGATACATTCTACATGCACCAGCATTTGTCATATATGTACAAGGTGGAAAAGCAATAATCATATCCCACTTCTCTTTCAACAATGGAATAACATCCTGCTGCAAGTGCCATTCAGGATGCCCCCCACTACAGGGGATGATGTCACAACTATAGGCTTCATGCCCTAACTTACGTAACTCAATAGTTACACGTTGACTTTCTTCACATGCTACTAATATCTTTATTGTAATAACCTCCTGTCAGTGGCAGTCATACCAATTCCTCCCAATCTTTCCCTCGGTATCTAATTGGCATCTGATTCCGTAATACTCCTGAGCCTGTCTCATAGACTCCTGTGCTATTTTTACACAAGCATCAGCAATATCTTTAGTTCTACATGCTAATTGCCCCTCATCGTGACACCAGCACATAAACTGAAAGTCTTTGCCATGGTCATAGCCAGCTTTAATCATATTTTCTTCCCATAGGCATATCCATTTTTTACATATCAATGCACCACAGGACTGTAAAAGTAAATTGAGAGCTGAATGTAGACTTCTCACATGGAGATGTCTGCCATCCAACCCTCTTAAATATTTTCGTTTCCATTCTTTAATTTTTCCGTGGTATTCAACCACAAGTGTATTCTTGACAGCTTCACGCAGCATCTTGATAGCAGGGGTAGCCTTTAGGAATTTATTCTTTACCTGCTTACCCACCTTTTCGTCACCACCAAGCTGTTTACCGATAGCTTTATCACCAGCACCATACAGGAAGGCGTAAATGAATGTCTTAGCTGCGTTTCTCGTAGGTAACCCAGCAGCCTGTTGATTCAATGTATGAATATCCCCATTCAAGATAACATGGGCATAAGCACCTTTATCGTAGGGATAAAGATAGTGTGCTAGACACCTAAGCTCCAAGCCACAGGCATCTACACCCACCTCAAACCAACCTTCAGGTGCTCTAAACAACTCCCTGCACTCTTGTCCGTAGGGACTACCCACATGAGGGACTTGGGCAACATTAGGGTTCGCATGGGTAGCACGTCCTGTTACTGTACCGCAAGGGTTCACACTGCCATGGATTCTACCATCAGCCTTAACATGCTTCAGCCACGCTTGGTTACCTGTGGCAAGCTGACCTAACCGCTTAGCTACCATAAGGTATTCCTCAAAGACAGCTGCTAAGTCTCTTAGTTCTTGTGGGGCATTTTCGTCACCCTTAATAAACTTAAAGGTATCACCATCAATCTTCAGGCGTTCATCCTCATAGCAGTCTTCATTTTCCGGCAAGTAGTTGAATTGATGCTCCAGCACCCACGCTACTTGCTGTCTGCTGCTGGGGTTGAAGTCCTTATATCTTTGAATAGGAACACCCTTCTTATAGCCTAAGCGTTTGTTGTCTCTTTTAGGCACGAAGACCTTATCAGGTATCTGAGGTACAATAGACACCAACTGAGAAGACAACACAGCATAGCGTAGCTCTAAGGTTTCCCTCAGTTTCTCTGCCTTTTCTAAATCAAAGACAAAACCATTCCGCTCCTGCTTAGACATCAGCCATTGTGCTTGATGTTCCAGCTCTATAGCCTTTGCAGGTGCTCCAATCTTCATAAGGTATGTATAAAGCTTCTTGGTGACAGTGACATCCTGCACACAATAGGAAAGCATTTCTTCACTGAAAGAATCCCATGCATCCTCTTGCTCACCATACGTACCTTTAAGTTCCCCAAGGCGATAACCCCATGCCTTTAGTGATTGTCTACCAATCAATTTAGCAGGGAGTGTACCATTACGTACCCTAGCATGGTCAGTATCTTCTATGTTGCCACAGATAAGGCGTGACAGTACAAGGGTATCTAAAACTTTGGGTCTCCATTCTCGCTTTATGCGGAACTCGGGATAGAGTTTAGCCAGCACAGCACAGTCATAGTTGATAATGTTGTGTCCACAGATACTCTCTCCATCCCTCAGAGCAGCGATTAATCGCATAGCTCCCTTTTTAAAATCATCAGGTCTGTAAGCTGAGATGTTGTTCTGTTCATCGATGATTACTAGACAATGCCCCTTAGTGACATTGTCCAGCAGACCATCAGTTTCAATATCAAAATAGAGCATAGCTTACAGCTCCACAGCATCTTGCGACAGGAAGTATTCCATACGCTCACGCTCATTTTCAAGAGCATTGATTGTCTTCTCATGCTTCTGCAAGTATGCCATCTTAGCTTTGTTGGCATTATGAATCATACTATTGCAGTTCTTGATGCGAGCCTTAGCAGCTTCAACCTGCTTACGAGACAACCAAGACAGCATGGAAGTACACCAATCAATAAGCTTTTCTAAGATTTCAAACATCTAAAAATCTCCTTTCTCTGTTTCATCAGTATCAAAAGGACACACAGGTGCTTCATACTCTGATAAGTCCTTCACAGCATTTAAGATATTATGCTCCTTGTCATATGCAAGGTATCCGGCGATACCTGTATCACCGCTATATCTGTTCTTAAGAACCCTTACACGTACAAGGTTCTTCTTCACCCCTTCATCCTGTTGGTTTCTTTCAAGACCCCACACAGCATCAGAGAGCTGTGAGATAGCCTGTGAACCACGCAGGTGGGAGAGGGAGAGTGCGCCACCTTCTTCAGCAGGAGTGCCGTCAGTTCTGCGCAGGTGAGAGACAACCAACATGCCTACACCTGTCTCCTCTACAAGCGAACGGAGTTTCGTCATAAGGACATCGGTAGCCTTACGCTCATTCTCGATGTCAAGACCGCTGATAGCAATGGAGATGTGGTCTAAGACAACAAAATCCACCTGCTCACCTGTTACCATGTAACGGATGGTCTGAAGGAGGTCTTCACACTCGATAGAACCGAAGTGATTGTAGAAGACAAAATTATCCATGATGTCTTCAAAGGCTTTCTTGTAATCACTGTCAATAATAGGTCTATGGGCAGGTTTGCCTAGCTTAAGACACACAAGACCATTGGCGGTGTGCTTGACATTTTCTTCAAGCATCAACATACCAACCTTACAGTAACACTCAGTACCAAGATGATAGGCTAGTTGTCTAACGAACGTAGTTTTGCCTATACCTGTACCGGCTGTGATAACAACAAGCTCACCTTTTCGCAACCCATCAGTCATGTTTTGCAGTGGGATGTCCCAAGGTAAGGGGTAGTTCAGTGATTCTTCATGCTTAGACAATACCTCCCACAGTTCGTCACCTTTGATGATGTCAGCCGGGGTGTATGTCTTTGCTTCCCAAACAGCCTTAACAACAGCGTCACTTTTGCCTTGTTGCAGACATTCATCTGCATCTTTGCAAGGCAACCATGCAATTTTTAGACGATTAGGGGAGAGAATACCACATACATCCTTAACTGCTTTGCGTCCTGCTTCATCCATATCAAACATGACGATAACTTCTTCAAAGGATTCAAGCCAATTAAAATTAGCACGGAAGATTTTAGCAGCGGAAGTTGCTCCATTGGCAAGGCTGACAACAGGATATTTGTTACCCTGAACCTGTGATACAGCAAGGGTATCAATCTCCCCCTCGGTAACTACCAACTTCTTGCCACCACCTTGGAACAGATGTTGCCCAAAGAACCGCTCACTGAATTTTCCTCGGGATTCAAAGGTCTTATCAGCATAGCGTATCTTTTGTCCAATGAGATTATTATTATTATCATAAT